AAGTCTTGTACGGCGGCTTCTTGGTCAGGGGTGCTGGCTTCTGAAGCCATCTCACTCACCTCAACTACTGTAATCATTTCCACAACTACTTCGGCAAAGGTATCGACTGCCTGATCCATCAACTCGAGTTCTTGCGTTGCTAAGTTCTCGAGCTCAACCTGAACAGACCCATATGGCGTGTACATACTCATACTAGAGAGCGCATTATTGTAGGCGTCTAGTTGTTCGGTACTGATATGCGCGGTGCTAGATAGGTTCCCATCAGACAGCCCTTCACCAGTGTTTGCGTATTGCAGGGCAGCGCCCGTCAGCATAATGCCGCGGTCAATCTGGCTTACTATTGCTCCAGATGTGTTTACTAAGTTATCAATCTCGCTTGATTGAACTGCGGAACTTGTCACTAACAAGCTCACTATCATCATTATCTTCTTCATTATCTTCGACACCTATTCCAAGAACTGCGTTAAACCAAAGCTGGGTGTCTGTAGGCCGCCTTTTTATCTCGCCGTAGGCAGGTACAAACATCTCAGGATCACTCTTCATAAGAAGATATGCCCTCTTCCCAACAACTAGTCTTCCCCCCCGCTGTAGCGGGCAGGGCGTCCCTGACATAAACATCGCTTTCCAAACGATTTCGTCCTCACACATCCTAGATACTGCTGCTACCTTCATACCTAAGTCTGAAAGTAGCTTTGCATCTCGTCTTCGCTCACAATTTGGATCTACCTCGTAAGACCCATTTGATAACCCTAAACTAAGCGTTTGGAGTGAACCGCCTTTTCCTTTTAGGCAAGTATCCGTTCCATTACTCATGTAACTAGGGCTAATAGCGGAGCCGACCGGTATATCGCTAGCTGATCCGGCCCCGTTGTAAGTATTACTAACTGATTTATCTTCGGTATTATTGTTAGAGCTAACTGTGCTGTTCACATTACTTGTGTTCAGCGAGCCCTCTTGGGAGTTATTAGTCTCATTAGCCACTACGGTAGTGGTGAGCATTAGCATCAAAATGACTTTTTTCATAAGTCACTTCCTAAACCGCGCGGTCTTTTTAGCGACCTTTTTAGGCTGCTTACTAAACTGTTTGCCAGCTTTTGTATCTCTACGCTTCTTCGCACTAGTCTTTGCGTATTCTTTCTTGCTCAACGACTCACGAGCCTTCTTAGGAAGATACCTTTCGCCTGTGGCCTTCTTACCTTGTGTACTGTTCTTGCCAGATTTGGTGCCCCATTTCTCTTTAGTCCACTTAGTAAGAGACTTCTGCGCCTTTGTCTTAGCGCCAGAATACTTGCCGCCCGCCTTTTTATAAGACTGGGTAGCAAGTTGGGCTTTACGAGCACTCCATTGACCCGCTTTACCGCCTTTTGAGCCTGCTTTTACACGGGCTACAATTCGTTTCCAGAGTGCTTCGTTAGATCGCGCCATGAGATCACCACTTGACCTTGTTAGCCCAGTACGCGGCGCTCATCTTGCCCTTAGATATATTCTTGGCATGACGAGCTTTGAAGCTGGCTCGCTTCTTCTTCATCTTGTCGCCCTCACCGGCTTTGGGTTTACCCGCTGTCTTGGCACCTTGCTCGCCAAAACGGATGGTTTTGATCTTGCCACCCTCTTTTGCCACAACAATATGTGATTTTTTAGGGTGGCTGGGAGTCCTTTTCGGCTTGTTAAAGCCCGAGACTCCAGCTCGGGCTAATCGTGGGTCTTTTTTAACTGGCATTTGTCACCTCTTTATAAGATATCGCCTCTTAAACGTCTTAATGTAGCTTCTGGTAGTGCGTCGAACTCTTCTTCAGTCATCGCAGCAACGTCCCACCCCTTTTCGCCTTTGGCTGCAGAACTTTCACCTGGTAATTCTGGCGGTTGGGCGTCAGCGGCCTTTAACTTCTTACTAACTTGCGCCCGTTTTTTAGCTAGCTCGTCACTTTTTGGAGCTGTTCCCGCTAGTGAGGGGGCAGGTTGCTCTGTTTGATCTAAATCATGGTCTTTTACAACGTATTTCACGGCTTTAGACAGCGCGTCGACTGCTTCATAACCCTTCATAATGAACGCATCGCGCAATTCGACGACTTCATTGGTCATATCTTCGTTATATTCACCAGAATTCTGATTAAAAACTGGGTACGCCTCTTCCATAGCATTAGCCGCCTGCTGTAATGCAGTCATCTGGCGGTCTTGATTAACTGTTTGGTTCATCTCTTGGCGCATTTCGTATTCAAGAGCTCCTCGTTCTGCTTTCCTAATCTCTCTTCGCAGTGCTACGGCCTTTTCGGTCTCTCCATCTAACACCATGTTCTGATATTCGAGCTCTTTTGCGTCGAAATCGTAGGCTTCTGGCGCTTCTTCGGCCTTTTGTTTTGACGCCTCTATTTCATCAAGCTGTTTTTGCAGGGCTTTTTGCTTTGCAAGAACTTCATCTAGACGAGCTTTTGGAACCATTGGCTTCTTAACAGGCTTTTCTTCAGGAATCGGAGTTTCTTTAGCCTCTACTTCCTCTACCTCTTCTTCGGGCTCTTCGGTCTCTTCGGTCTCTTCTTCGGCCACAGTTTCTTCGGATTCTTCGGCAACAGGTTCTTCACTTTCTTCTTCTGCCACAGTTTCTTCAGCAACTTCTTCAGGCTCCTCTTCAGGGGTTTCAAAACTTAAATCCAACGTATCGTTGTCCTCTTCTTCTGGAAGATCGGCTCCTGGCATAACATCAAAATTGAGTTCTTTTTCTTCGTTTGTTTCTTCTCTCTTGCTCATATCAAAGTCCTATTGGTTAGGGTTATTACGGGATTGCTGCATAGCCGTGGTTGCTATCTTAGTTGCAGCGGAAGTTTCGGTCTGTCCTTGACGGATTTGGTTAGTAGCAGAAGATAGCTCTCTTCTTAGTTCTAGCTGCTCATTGTTCATTTGGATCTTCGCTTGTAGTTCAGCCATACGAAGTTGTGGATTCACTTGAGCTTCATTTTGAACCTTAGCGGTGTTCACTGCGGCTTCAGATTGGAGCTTCTCAACTTCTGCTTGTAGCTTCATCGTTTCAAGCTGTAGGTTCTGCATTGCCAACTGCTGTTGCGCAGCCATAGCTTGAGCTTGCTCAGGGGTCGGCGGCTCTTGGCCGGTCATAACGCGAATGCGTTTCGCCAACTCTTCTTTCTTACGTAGATGGCTGTACTGAACAATTGCGTCATCTGGGATCGCTACGCCGGCTTGTCTCAAGCTTAGAGCTTCAGCGAACTGGGTTTCATCGAAGCTATCTCTAGCAGGTGAGGTAGATATGATTACGTCATATTCACCTAGCGTGAGGTTATTGATAATGTCGCCTTCTGGAGTCTCGACATTTAGGAACAGCTCTTCACGAGGCTGCATTGGGTCTTCTTCGTTTGTAACTTGGACAATACGCTGTTCGACATAAAACGTTTGAATTAGGTTCAGAACCTTCTCTGCTAAGTATTGTCTCGCTTTAGCTAAGTTATCAAGAGGTACTTGGATCATTACTGCACCACGATTTTGTTTAGCCTGAATCGCGATACCTGATACCTCTGCGCCATCCGTGCCCAACATACTTTCGTTGATACCTGAGATAGCTTGGATGTTTGCCTGTGCTTTCTGAGCAATACGATCCAACCCAGTTGGAATCTGGTTAGCACCAATCTTCTGTGGGGGTGTAGTTCCTCGAGCATACTCAAGTACTAAACCTGTCTCAGCACCATGCTCCTCGAGGTCATCAGCTGTCATACCTACTAACGATCCGCTTTCTACCATCCAACCGCTATTAGCTGTGGTATTAACAATGTGTAACTCTTGACTAGCTATCTTGTTTAACTGTTCTTGGGGAGATAGAAGGTTGCGTACTACACCGAATGGATTACCTCTGCGGAAGTAGCAGAAGAAAGGAACAATAGTGAAATCGTTATATGGAGACCAACCGTCGTGCAGGACAACTTGGTCACACGTAACGGTCCAACGCACTTTACGTATGACTCGCGATACGAGCTCCATGTCATAATCTTTCGCGAACTTTTTCTTCTTGCGATCATTCCAAAAGTCTGGACACTCACGTTGGTCGCCTGTGATTTTATCTACAAAGAAATCAGCTCGGCAGATCTTCTTATGTTGGCGCTCTACTACACGTAGTGATTTTACGTTGCGGTACTCGTCATCACCTGGGACGCCTGCACCGAAGTGGTCGTCATTATTTTCTGTCTCGCCGAATCTAGTCTCTTGATACTCTACTGAATCGGGACCAAAACTCATTCCGTTCTCGGCTACAAATAGAAGTCGCTCTGCGCATTTTTCACCATACAACTCTTCAATCTCATCGAGGGTCATCCACTTGGTTTCAAATACTTCATTCCAAGTTTTAGGGTCTGCATCTTTGGCATCTGGATCGATAAGTATGTCTAGTGGGTCTTTGGCCGTGATCCTGATTTCGCCTTCCACGTGATCACTGAAGTCCATACGAACATCGAAGTACCCGCGCCCATCCATAATCAGGCCATCAGAGAATACTTGCTGCTCAACCCAGTCCAGCTTATTGTTATCTGCAATCTGCATATACAGCTTAGTAAGGGTGTGCGCTACTTCTTCCTCGCCTCCTCTTCTCGGTTTAAACTTAATGTCCGCTCTTCGCGCTGACTGTTCACCGAGAATTGTATTAACAGTAGGCAGGATAGTATTAATTGTAAGGGCGGGACGACCTTCAGCTTCTAGCATCGCTGCATCATCAGGGTCCCACTGATCGCCTTTGTAATACTCGTCGCATCTAAGGGCCATATCCACATAATCGAGATGACCGTTATCGCGAGCTCGCTCGTAGCGGGCCCACTGGGTGCGTGTTATTTCTTCCTCTTTTGCTGGGTCTAACTTCTTAGATTTTTTGTATGCCATTGTTATGCGCTCATCGATGATTTAGTGCGTTCGCCTTTAAGTAGTCCAGGGAGCTTGTCTCGCCAAGTCGGTTCGTGGACAGTTTTTTCAACAAAAGTGCTGAACTCTGTCATCATCAAACCAATCCAAGCGAGTGCATCTACCTGATCGTCGTGTACCCCATTCGGGAAGCGCAATAACTCTGCTACCAAAGGGCCTGTAAATTCTTCGTCTCTGGGCAGAAACACCATGCCCTGTTGCATCCGACCCTGGATAGCTCGTGCTCGTGCTTCTTTATCCCTGCGTCCTGTTTTGAGGTCCTTGAAATACGCCTCATACAGTCC